TATTATGAAGAATGTAAACCACAAAATATAATAAGAGATTTAAATTTAAAAGATATTTGCTATGAGGAAAGAGCACGATATGGACATTTTCTAAATTAATAATAAATATATAAAAAGAGTAATAGCTCTTTTTTCTTTTGGAAAGAGGTGGAATATGGCAAAATTAAGTCTAGCTGAGCAAGCACAGGAAATATTAAGGATTGCAGAAAAACATGGAGTAGAACAAAACTTTTTCTTTATCACAACTTTTAAAAGATATCAGGTACAAATACAAATTGCAAATGATTTGGAAAAGAAAATAAAAGAAGATGGAGTGCTTGTAAAAAAAGAATATGTAAAAGGTAGAGAGAATGTTTATTCACATCCTGCAATTAGAGATTATAACAGAACTACGGATAGTGCAAATAAAACAGTGTCCACACTTATTAAGATTATTATGGCATTAAGAAATGGTACAGATGATAATAAGGAAGATGATCCACTCCTTAAAATATTAAGAGGCGAATCGTTATAAATAACAAAGCATATAAGTATGCACAAAATGTAGTTCAAGGAAGTATCACAGCACCTAAATATGTAAAAAAACAATGTATCGATTTTTTGGAAATAGCAGATGGTAAAAGTGATAAATATTGCATAAATGAAATGAAAGTGCTACAAATAGAACAATTGTTGAAGTTACTAATAATGCCAAGAGGACTGAAAGCAGGTCAAAATTTGTATGAATGTTCCTGTAATTATCAATGGCTTTTTTATATTTCTGTTCTTTGTATTGTATATAAGGACAATCCTAATAAGAGAAGATATGAAACAGCCATATTAGAAATTGCAAGAAAAAATTTCAAGACATATACAATAGCGACAATATTTATTTTATTATTTTTAATAGAACCAAAGTTTTCGAAGTTATATTCTGTAGCACCAGACGGAAGTTTATCTCGTGAAGTGAAAACAGCAATAGAGGAAACATTAAAATCAAGTCCATTAATTTATCAACATGGAAATACAAAAAGATTTAAAATCTTACGAGATTATATACAATGTAATTTAACAGAAAGTAAATACTTTCCATTAAATTATAGTAGTTCAAGGTTAGATGGTAAACTTCCTAATGTATTCTTAGCAGATGAAGTAGGAGCACTTCCAAATTCTTATGCGATAGAGTCAATGAGGTCAGGTCAATTAAATATACTTAATAAATTGGGATGTATTATATCTACAAAATATCCATCAATTGATAACCCTTTTGAACCTGAAGTAAATTATGCTAAAAGAGTATTAGATGGATTAGAAGATGACGAAACAGTATTCGCATTACTATATGAACCTGATGACATACAAAATTGGACTAACAATGATGATGTATTAAAACATTCAAATCCAGTAGCTTTAGAAATACCTGAAATATGGGAAGATTTAATAAAAAAGCGTACAAAAGCAATAGCAATGGAAAATACTAGAGAGAATTTTCTTACAAAACATTGTAATATTATTTATAAAGGTGCAGGCACAGAAAGTTTTGTAGATATTAATAGTGTACTTGCCTGTAGAACTGACAAGTTAGACTGGACAGGCAGAAATGTATATATTGGGGTGGATCTTTCTATGACAAATGATAACTGTGCAGTTGCTATGTCATCAGAAGATGAAGATATAATACTTGCAGATGTGATTGCTTTTATTCCTGAAGATAGAATTGAAGAAAAAAATAGGTTTGAAAAAATAAATTATTATGATTTTATAAAACAACTAAAATGTATTGCATGTGGAAGTAAAACTGTAGATTATAAAGTTATAGAAGATTTTGTGTTTTCGATAGAAGAAAAATATAAAGTGACTATCATGGCAATAGGATATGATAGATATAATGCTCTATCATCCGCACAAAAGTGGGATACAAAATATAATACAGTACAAATAAGACAGCACTCTGATACTCTTCATGCACCAACTAAATTGTTATATGAGAAAATAGTAAATAATCAATTCAGATATGAAAATAATAAATTACTAGAAATCAACTTTGAAAATGCAAGATGTACATTTGATACAAATATGAACAGATATGTAACTAAAAAGAAAAGCAATGGAAAAGTAGATATGGTTGTAGCACTAATAAATAGCATTTATTTATTACAGCAAGATTGTTTATTGAATGATTCTGGATTTTTTATTCAATTTTAATTAAAAATATGATATAATTTTTCTGAGTGGAGGAATAAAAAAGTGAATTACATACATTATGGAAGTAATAAATTTGATATAAAGATTTTCAAGAAAATCAAAAATAGACCAAAATTTGTGAAACCTGAAGGTGGTTTATGGGCAAGCAGACTAGAAACAGAACATGGTTGGAAAAATTGGTGTAGAAATAATGGATATGAAAATGAATTAAAAGACTATTTCATTTTTTCATTGAATAATGATGCAAAAATTCTGACTATTAACAATTGCGAACAATTGAAAGATTTGCCTAAAAACTGTGAAAGTTTTTATAATTTCTTAGATTTTGAAAAATTGTCAAAGAAATATGATGCAATTGAAGTTTGGATAAGTAAAGATAGTAATTTGTATTTTGAGTTATATGGTTGGGATTGTGATTCAATATTAATTATGAATCCTAAAATCATAATACCTAAATAACAAATGTTAACAAAGCACTTACTGTAAAGGTAAGTGTTTTTTGAATGGGAGGTGATGATATTTGAGATTGTTAGAAAAATTGAATATTTTTAAAAAGCGAGAGGAGTCCACAACAGAAACAACAGAGAATGTATCAAATTATATAAGTGATGGACTCCTTCAAGCATTAATTAATGATACTCCAATTACAAAAGAACAGGCATTGACACTTCCAATTGTTTCTTCAGCAGTAGATTTGATTAGTAATATTATAGCAATGTTACCAATTTACTTATATAAAGAAGAGGTAACAAATGAAGGTAAAAAGCAGATAGAACAGATAAACAATGACAATAGAGTATTCTTGTTAAATAACGAAACTGGAGATACATTAGATAGTTTTCAATTGAAAAAGGCAATGATTCAAGATTATTTACTGGATAAAGGTGGATATGCTTTTATAAAAAAACAGGGAACTAAATTTATAAGTATTCATTATATTGATGCAATGTATATCGGATATAAAAAAAATACTGATCCAATTTTTAAAGATGGACAATATTTAATTATGGGTAGACCATATGAATTATATGATTTCATTACTTTGTTACGAAATACAAAAGATGGCATAACAGGGATAGGAGTAATTGAAGAAGTTTCAAAGGCAATAGAAACAGCATATCAAAATATTTTATTTGAATTAAATATTGTAAAAAAAGGTGGAGTAAAAAAAGGATTCTTAACTGCAGAAAAGAAACTTGGAGAAAGTGAAATGGAAACATTAAGAAATTCTTGGAAAAGATTATATTCAGATAACTCTGAAAATGTAATGGTATTAAATAATGGAACAAAATTTCAAGAGGCAAGTTCGACAGGTGTAGAGTTACAATTGAATGAAAGAAAAAAGACATTAAATGAAGAGATAAATACAATTTTTCACATTCATGATGATTACAGTTTATTTATAAAAGAGGCTATAATGCCAATTATAAAGGCATTTGAAACAGCCTTAAATAGGAATTTTTTATTAGAAGAGGAAAAAGACTCTTTATACTTTGCTTTTGACACAAGAGAAATTACAAAAGGAGATATCAAAGCAAGGTATGAGGCTTATAAACTTGCACATGATACAGGATTTATTACAAACAATGAAATAAGATACCTAGAAGATATGGATCAAATAGATGGACTTGATACCATTTCATTTAATCTTGCACAAGTAATATACGACACAAAGACAAAGCAGTATTATGTACCAAATACAGGCTCTGTATTTAGTACATTAGACGATGCAATAAAAAATACGAAAGGCGGTGAGGAAAGTAATGAAAATACAAATCAGGAATGAAACAGCAACTATTGAAGGATATGTAAATGCAGTAGAAAGATTTTCAAAAGTCTTGTATGACACTAGGGGAAAGTTTATAGAAAAAATTATGCCAAATGCATTTGCAAAAGCACTTGAAAAAAATAGTGATGTTCTTGCTTTACTGAATCATGACTATGACAGAGTAATTGCTAGAACTGGAGATGGAACAGCTAAACTTTATGAAGACAATATTGGATTACATGCTAAAATCGAAGTCTCAGACAAGGAATTAATAAAAAAAGCACAGGAGGGAAAATTACGAGGATGGTCATTTGGATTTAGAACGATTAAGGAAGAACGAAATAAAAACAAAGATGGGCTAGAAGAAAGAACAATCAGGGAATTAGAATTGTTTGAAGTTTCTGTATTAGATGACAAAAAAAATCCTGCATATTATGGTACAAGTATAGAAATGAGGGATGATGAAACATTTGTGATTGAATATAGAGAAGGCGTGGAAGAAAGAACAAATATAATAATGGATAACAAGTTACCTGATAAAAAAGAAAAAAAGTCAAATTTATACAAATATGCAAATAGACTAAATGAAATTAAATTAAAAACAATAAAATCAACAGCTGAATAAGGCTGTTTTTTTATATATAAAAAAATGGAGGTAAAGATTATGTATTTAAAAAAATTACAAGAAAAAAGAGCTAAGGCTCAAGAAAAAATGGAAGGTTTAGTAAATAAGGCAAAAGCTGAAGAAAGAGAATTTACAGAAGAAGAAATGGCAGAATTTGAAGAGTTAGAAAAAACTATAAAATCAATTATTGAAACTATTGAGAAAATAAAGGAAGGTCGCAAATTAACAGAAGAAAAAGAACCTGAATCTGAAGAAGAAGAAAAAAAGAAAAAAGAAGAAGAAGAAATAGAACAAAGAGCACTTGCTGAAGAAAAAGCATTTGAAAACTACCTTAGAGGCAAAGTCGAAGAAAGAGCAGATGTAAATCTTACGGGAACTGAAAATGGTGCTGTAATTCCATCAAGTATTGCTGATAAAATTATATCAAAAGTTGTAGAAATATGTCCTATTTATCAGTTAGCAGAAAGATATAATGTAAATGGAACTTTAACAATTCCACTTTATGATGAATCAACACAAAGTATCACTTGTGCTTATGCGACAGAATTTACTGATTTAGAAAGTACATCAGGAAAATTTACAAATATAAGTTTAAGTGGATATTTAGCAGGTGCATTAACAAAAGTATCAAAATCATTAATAAATAATTCAAAGTTTGATATTGTAACATTTGTAGTAAATAAAATGGCAGAAAGTATATCAAAATTTATTGAAAAAGAACTACTAATTGGAACAGATAATAAAATTACAGGTTTAAGAGGTGTAACACAACAAATAACTGCAAATAGTCAAACATCAATAACAGCAGATAATTTAATAGACACTCAAGATGAAGTACCTGACCTACATCAAGCGAATGCAATATGGATTATGAATAAAACTACAAGAAATAGTATCAGAAAATTAAAAGATACAGAAGGAAATTACTTATTAAACAGAGACTTAAGTTCTAAATGGGGTTATACATTACTTGGAAAGGATGTTTATACATCAGACAATATGCCAAAAATTAGTGCAGGAAATACAGTTGTATATTATGGAGATATGACAGGTTTAGCTGTAAAAGTTGGGGAAGATATAAACATAGAAGTATTAAGAGAAAAGTTTGCTACTCAACATGCAGTTGGAGTCGTAGGATATATAGAAATAGACAGTAAAGTACAAGATGTACAAAAATTATCTAAATTAGTAATGGCATCAGCAAGTGGAAGTCAAGGAGCAGAATAAGAGGTGTTTAAAATATGGCAGATATAACAAAAGTGAGTGAAATAACAAAAGAACACATAGCTGAATATATACACTTAACAGAACCTACAGAAAAAGAATTAAAAGAATTAGATATGTTTTTAGAAGTAAGTAAGAGTTATATTAAAAGTTATACAGGTCAAAAAGATTTGGATATATACCCTGATTTTATAATTGCGGTATATATCCTCTGCCAAGATATGTATGACAACAGAGCTTTATATATTGAGAAAGGGAGCATAAACAATACAGTAAGCACTATTTTAGATATGCATTCGGTAAATTTATTATGATTAATGCAGGAAAATATAATAAAAAAATAACAATTGTAAAAATAGATGAGGAGTTTGACAAGGCAGGATTTAAAGTACCTCCTGTAGAAACTGTAATACTTAATACATGGGCATCTGTAAAAACTACAAAAGGTTATACCTTAATACAAAATAACTCAGACTTTGAAAAGGCATATACTAATTTCACGATTAGATTTCCAAATGTGGAGATAACTCGTGATATGTTTGTTAAATATGCTGAAAAAATATATTCTATTGAATATCTAAATAATATTGATGAAAAAGGTATAGAATTAGAAATTCAAGCAAAGGTGGTAAAAAAATAATGGCAAAGTTCACAGAAGAATTACCAGTAGAATTGATAAGGCAATTTGAAGAATTGAATCTTGGAGCAACAGATATGATGAAAAAAATGACAGAGGCAGGAGCAAAAGTTGTATATACTAATGTGAAATCAAACTTAAAAAAAGTATTAAATAGAAGAACAGGAGACTTGGAAAAGTCTCTTATTATTACAAGACCATATAAAAACAGCAAAGAAGAAATAGCAACTAAAGTAGGCTTTTATGGTTATGATAGAAATGGAATACCAAATCCATTAAAAGCAATGGCTAGAGAATATGGAACATCTAATGGGGAGGCTAAAAAACCATTCTTAAGACCTGCTTTTAAAAAGAAAACAGAAATAGAACAGGCAATGCAGAGTGTACAAGATGAATATTTGCCAAAGGAGTAAGTTATGAATGAGGAAATAGAAAAGATATTTGAAAATTTTATAGTAGATGGAGTTAATATTCCAATTGGATTTATAAAATACTTTGGAAAAGAAGAAACATACCTTACATATCAAAGTGCAGGTAATGATCCTTCGATGGCTAGTGATGATCAGATAAAGTACAGTGAAGATACAATTGATATAGATATTTACACAAAAGGTAATTACTTAAATATTATGAAAGAAATAAAAAATAAAATGTTAGCAAATGATTATGTATGGGATGGAGATAGTCCTGATATGTACGAACAAGACACAGGATATTACCATAAAACGATATCATTTGTTAAAGAAAGGGTGGTATAATATGGCACAGATAGGTTTAAGACATTTTAAATATTCTCCAATAGGTACTGATGGAGGATATACAGGAGCAAAGAAACTTGCAGGAGCAATAGAAAGTACAGCAAGTTTAGATATAGCTGAAGCGGAGCTATATTCGGATGATGAATTAACAGAGAAAGCACAAGAATTTACAAAAGGTACATTAACATTAACAGTTGATGAAGACAGTGATTCTGTATTTGCACCTCTTTTAGGTCATTCAAAAGATGAGGAAACAGGAGAAGTAATAAAAACAACAGAAGATGTTGCACCTTTTGTAGGATTTGGAAGAGTATTAGTAAAACTTGTAAATAATGTTAAAAAATACAAAGCAGAGTTTTTTCCAAAAGTTCAATTCAAACCATTTGTAACTGATGGAAAAAGTAAAGCAGATAGCATTGAGTTTCAAACTCCAACAGTTGAAGGAACAATATTTTCAAAGGCGGAAACTATAGACAATAAAGTAAAAATGGTATGGGAAAAACATCAGACTTTTGACACTGATGCAGAGGCACAAGCATATCTTGATAATTTAATGAAAGCAACAACACAAGGTGGACAAACAAGTGGAACTGAAAATAGTAATGAAGGAGGAGAACAAACATAATGAAAAATAAAATTACATATTTAACAATGAGTGACGGAACAAAGTATCCATTAATATTCACTTTAAATGTAATGGAAGAAATACAGGAAAAGTATGGTTCTTTAGAAAAATGGATGGATTTAATAAAAGCAAAAGAACCAAACATAAAAGCATTAAAATTTGGACTTGGTAGTATGTTGAATGAAGGTCTGGAAATTGAAAATGAAACGGCAGAGGTAAAAAGAGAATTGTTAGACCAAAAAAAAGTAGGAAGAATTATAACTGAATTAGGAATGACAGCGGTTGCAGGCAAGATTGGAGAAAATGTAGTTGCATCTACAAAGATAGATGATCAAAAAAACGAATAATCCACGAGGAAGATGAAACAATAGTTGATTTCTCGTGGCTTTTATATATTGGTCATTGCTTATTAGGTTTTGATGAAAAAGCTGTAGGTCATATGACATTTGCTCAATTATTAAAGTTATATAATCATTATAAAAATGATTATGATTTCAAACTTAAACATATATCTTATGCAGAGTTAGAAAGAAAAATAATGGAAAGCGAAGAATGGATACCAGACTAATATACTACAATATATAACAAAATTTGAAAAAAGACTTGAATTTGTAAATAAAATCTGCTAAAATGAATATAATAAGAATGACATCAAGTTTATACAATAAATGTTTTTCGCTAATCAACATGCGAACCATAAAAAGGTTGATTTATAAATGTTTTTCGCTAACTGGTGTGCGAACCATAAAAAGACCAGTTCATAAATGTTTATAAGACCTTGCTTTTTGAAAGGCAAGGTCATAATTTTTAGGAGTAAAAAACATGGAAATACAAGCAGGTCATTTTTATTTTATAAAAGATGAATTTTTTGAAAAAATAAAAGATAAAGAATTAATGGTTAATAAGGAAAACGGACATATGAGACCTTGTTATTATTGTTTTAAAGACAATAGAAATAATGGCTTATACTGGTTTATTCCTGTAAGTAGTAAATTAGAAAAATATCAGGCTATATATGATAAAAAACTAGCAAGATATAAAAGAGTGGATACGATAGTTTTTGGATACATATATGGAAGAAAGAGTGCTTTTCTAATTCAAAATATGTTTCCTACAACAATGGAATACATAAAAGAAGAATATATAAAGCAAAATAAGAAAGTAACTATAAATGACGATTTAAAAAATGAAATAAATAAAAAGGCAAACAGAGTATTGGAGTTAGTAAAGGCAGGCAACAAACATTTAGTATTTCCAGATATAATAAACATAGAAAAAATATTATTAAATAAATAAAAATAGAAAAAGCAGGTTATATACCTGTTTTTTTAGTGCTTAAAAAGGAGGCAAAATGGAAAAAATAAAATGTCCAGTATGTAATAATACTCTGATATTTGTAGATCACATACTGGGAGAAATAAAATGTCAGAGATGTAAAAAAATAATTAGAATTGATAAAGAATCGAGTGAGGAACACGCACATACAGAAGTGAAGTAGTTACCTGATACCTATCTTTTTGTAAAGGTAGGTGTAATAAATGGCAGGATCATTTGGTGGAAGTGTTAAATTAACAGGAGAAAGTGAATATAGAAGAGCGTTACAACAAATAACAAGTGAATTAAAAGTAATGTCATCACAAATGCAAATTGTAACAGCAACTTATGGAAAAAATGATACTTCTGTGGAAGGATTAACTGCTAGGAATAAAGTATTAAATGAGCAAATTGAAACACAAAAACAAAAGGTAGATACTTTAAAACAAGCATTAGAAAGTTCACAAGCACAATATGGGGAAAATAGTAATAAAACATTAGATTGGCAAACAAAACTAAATAAAGCTGAGGCTGAACTTATCAATATGAATAAGGAAGTAGAGCAAAATGAAAAGACTATGAAAGAGTCAGGAAATGCTACAAATGAAAATTCAAAAAATATGGATAAGTTTAGTGATAGCACAGATAATGCAGGAAAACATGCGTTGTCATTAGGCGATATTATAAAAGCTAATCTTGTCAGTGAGGCAATTATTGGAGGAATAAAATCACTATCAAATGCTGTAGTAGGAATGGGTAAATCATTTGTTGGTGCGGTGGCTGATGGTGTTAATTATAATTCAATGATTGAAGATTACACTATGAGTTTTCAAACAATGACAGGGTCGGCAGATGAAGCCCAACAAATGATGAATGAAATCAAACAGACAGCAAAAGAAACACCATTCGAAATAGAAGGAATGGCAGATACAGTAAAACAAATGATGTCTTATGGAATAGAAGGGCAAAAATCCATTGAATTAACAAAATTACTTGGAGATGTATCTCAAGGTAACATGGAAAAAATGAACTCTCTAGGCTATGCAATGGGACAAATATCTAGTGCAGGAAAATTGAATGGTCAAGATTTGAGACAATTAATTGATGCAGGATTTAACCCTTTAGAAGAAATCAGTAGTAGAACTGGCGAAAGTATGCAGAGTCTACAAGATAAGATGAGTAAAGGCGAAATCACATATCAAATGGTAGAAGATAGCTTAAGAGCAATCACAGGCGAAGGAGGTCGCTTTGAAAATGCGATGATCAATGCCTCAAAAACATTTAGTGGACAGACAGATATGATGAAAGAGGGATGGTCAAATCTTACTGGAATTCTTGCATCAGGAATAACAAATGTACTTTCTCAAAATATAATGCCAGCAATAAACAGTGTATTAGATAGTGGTACAAATTTACTTCAAGCAGTATTAGGTGGAGATGAAACACAAATTGAAGAGGCTAGAACAAAATTAGTAGAAGATATAACATCGTTAGTTCAGAGTGCAACAGAACAATTACCTACAATATTAGGAACATTTGGCACGATAATTCAAAATATTTTACCAGTTTTACAACAAGCATTACCTCAAATATTACAATTAGCTCTTCAGATAATACCAAATATAGTAAATGGAATATTAACTACTCTGCCATCATTAATGCCTGTAGTATTAAATATAATCACAACATTAGTAAATTTAATAATACAAAATTTACCTATGATACTACAAGCAGGAATTGATATTTTATTACAGCTTATTCAAGGAATAACACAGACACTACCTACATTGATTCCAACAATAGTTAATGCGGTTATTTTAATTGTACAAACATTAATTGACAATATTGGATTAATTATTGATGCAGGAATTGATATTATATTTGCATTAATAGATGGAATTATAAATGCTCTACCACAGTTAATAAGTAATATTCCTGTTATTATAGATAAATTAATTGTTGCAATTACTAATAATCTGCCTAAAATTATACAGGCAGGTATTACTCTTATAATTAAATTAGCGGAAGGTTTAATAAAGGCAATTCCTCAATTAGTATCGCAAATACCACAGATTATTTCTGCTATTGTTAATGGTTTACTTAATGGATTAGGACAGCTAGCAGATGTAGGTTTGAATTTAGTAAAAGGTTTATGGAATGGAATTTCTAATGCTACTAGCTGGATATTAGACAAAATTAAGGGATTTGGGCAATCTGTATTAAATGGGATCAAATCTTTCTTTGGTATTCAATCACCATCTACACTGTTTAGAGATGAAATTGGTAAAAATCTAGCATTGGGTGTAGGACTGGGATTTGAAGACGGAATGGATGAGGTAGTAAAAGAGATGCAAGATGCATTACCAAGTGATTTTGATACTAATGCAAATATGAGTATAAATAATAAGCAAGTATTAGAAAGCATACCAAACAATAATATATCATTTGCAAATATGTTTAATGAATTTTTATCAAGATTTGAAAAAATTTATACAGTTCCTAATATTACAATAAACACAAATGATTTAAATCAGGAAAAATTAGATTTAATATTTAGAGATATAGATAGACGATTCGGTCTTTCATATAACTAAATGGAAAGGAGAGTGTAGATGCCAAGAAGATTTGCAATAGTAAATGAAAAAGGGCAAGAGTTCTTACTGGATGATCTAAAAAACTATGCTTTTCTAACTTCGCCAAGTGGATTAGGGTACAGTTACGATACAGAATATCAGAATATAGGAGATGTGTTTATAGAAGATATTAGAAAACGAAATCAAGGAAGTATGACAGCAGACCTAAACTTTAGAAATTATGATAACTATAATAATTTTGTGAATTTTATAGAATTATCAGAGAGTATTTCTTTATCATATGAAATACCATTTAATATAAAACCATTAAGAAAATTTTATATAGATGTTAATATTCAAAGTCTCGGAAAAAGTGAAAAGCAAAAAAGTGGAATAATTACAGAAGGAGTTGTTTTTGAATATAAAAGTTTATGGTATGAAAAACAAGAAACTATATTCAAAATAGAGGCAAAAAATAGAGAAGTAAGATGGAATTTTAGGTGGGCTAGTAGATTTAGTTCATATGATATGAGAAATATAGTATTTAATAATGAAGGTCATGTCGATGCCCCATTTAAAGTAGAAATAGAAGGAACTGTAATTAATCCTGAAATAGCAATTTATAGAGATGGAAGTTTAATAAACAATCTAAAAATACCAATTACATTAAATCAGAATGAAAAGTTATTATATTCAAGTTTAGAAAATGAAATATACATACTTAAACAAAACACAGATGGTACAATATCTAATTTATTTGACTTAGACTACATTGATATTCAAAAACAAAATATATTTAGATTAAAAAGAGGCATTAGTGAGATTAGATTACAGGCAGAAAATGATATAGTTAATGCAAGAGTAATAATATATCCAAGATATAAGGTGGTGTAAAATGAATATAGCATATTTTCTTGATCAAAATGATTTCACATTAAAGGATGTAGTAGAATTACAAGATGTAAAGCTAATTATAGACGAGGAAACAAATAAAAATACTGAAATATCAGTAGTGAAAAAATTAAACTCTATAAAGGGAGATATTATTTGCATAAAGGAAGATAATGATATTACATATTTAGGTGTTATAAGTAGCCCTATAAATGAAAATGGAAGTAATAAATTCACAATTACAGCTAAATATATAACGAATTTATTTGACAGATCCATATTTTTAGAAAATGAACAATTGATAAAAAATGTTGGAATAGAAGATTTTATAAAATACACAATAGAAAATCAATTTACAAATACTGCAGATACATTATTGAATAAATCATATATCGAAGTAGAGGTTCTTACACATACACCAATACAAAAAAGTGTAACAACAGATAACGGAGTATATAATTTTCATACTTATATCAATAATGCCACTCAACTATATGGTATTACATATGACTTTAAAATAGAAGGAAAAAAACTGAAGATCAAAATAAAAAAAGAAACAGAAAAACAAGCAATATTTGATACAACAATAAGTGATATTGTTGATTATCTGGAAGTATTTGAGGAAAATTATACAGCCAAAGTAAATGTAAAATCAGAAAGTGGAAATATTTATACTTTATATTTATTAAATGATAAGACTACAACAACAGACATGAATAATGCAAATAGAGTCTTAGGAGAAGTAGAAAATAGATATGTACAAGAGGATTCGGATTTGCAACAAACAGCATTAGATGTAATGGCAGGAAATAGGTATAGTCATCTGATACAGTTTAAAATAAATATATTTTCAAAAATATTTGATGTATCTAGTCTGAAAATAGGAATGCCTTTTAAAATGAAAAGTAAGGAAGGTATTATATATGACACTTATTTAAGTTGTATATCAAGACAATTAAATTCGAACTTTGTAGAATTAAAATTTGGAAGTATAAGAATAGACTTTATAGATAAATTAAATCAAGAAAGGACGGTGTATTAATTGATACTAGGGCAAACTTATGATGAACAATTATTTAAAAGTGATATGTTTAGACTATTTATAAATACATTTGCAGATGGAGAAAACGGAATAATAAATGATTACAAGCAAAGCTGTAATTTAAGTAATACAACGAGTACCATTACCATATCGGATGGTGCTTTTTTATTGCAAGGAGGAATAATACAAGTACAAGGAAATGAAACGATTACTGTGGATTTGGATAATTCATATTGTATTTTAGCATTTGAAATAGATCTATCACAAGAAAATACAGAAACAGAGTTTAATCAAGGAAAATTTAAAATAATAAAAGGAACAACAACAGAATATCCAACTCTACAGCAGGATGATATTGTAAATAACTCAACAGGAATTT